GCCGCTGAACGTCATGCCCGTCGTGCCACCCGAAGCGGCTACGGAGGTGACGGTGCCGACGTATGTCGAGTCCGCCAGCACCTTGACGACGCCACTGGCGTTTTCAAAGTACAGCTTCTCGTCGGTGAGATTGATCGCCAGTTCGCCGGCCACGAGGTTCCCCGCCGTGGGCACCGCAGCCGCAGTGGTCGAACGGTACAACTGGATGGGCGTGAAGCCGCTTTGGGCCATTAGAATGTTCCTCCGTCAATTCCGCCGAATGTAGGAGCTGACGCCCCGTTTGATACCAGAACTTGGCCCGCAGTGCCAGCACCTGTGAAGGCATACGCCGTGCCTGTGCCGTAGGCAACGGCCCCCGCAGTCGGCGCGGCCGTCGCGTTCGTGCCGCCATTGGCCACCGGCAGCGTACCGCTGACGTGCGTCGTGAGGCCGATCTTGCCGTAAGCGGGCGCAACGCCCACGCCGCCGGAGATCAGGGCGTTGCCGGTAGCGACATCGGCCAGCTTCGACAGCGCCGTGGTCGTGGAGGCGAACAGCAAGTCGCCTACCGCGTAACTAGACTGCCCAGTGCCGCCATTGACCGCCGCGACGATGCCGGTGACGTTTGCCGCCGTGCCGGTCGTGTTCTGGTTCAATGTCGGCACATCAGCCGCGACAATCGCGCGGAACGTTGGCGTGCCCGGCGCGCCATTGGGGGCCGCGAGAAACGTGTTCGCCGTCTGCGAGGCAAAGTCACTCGGGACAACCGAGAGCGTGCCGCCCAGCGTAAGGCTGCCCGAGGTCGTTACGGTGCCGGTGAGTGTGAGACCGCTGACCGTACCCGTGCCGCTCACCGAGGTGACAGTGCCGACAAACTGATCCGTGGCGTTGATGGTAATCGCGCCGGCACCGTTGGTGATGCTGATATTCGTGCCAGCGGTCAGCGTGGCCTTAGTCAACGTGTTGCCGGTCGTGTTGCCGATCAGGAGCTGGCCGTCGGTGTAGCTGCTCTGCCCTGTGCCGCCGTTGGCCACGGCCAACGTGCCGCCAAGCGTCAGCGTCCCGGCCGTTGTGATCGGGCCGCCAGTCAGCGTCAGCCCAGTCGTGCCGCCACTGCCCGCGACGGACGTGACCGTGCCGACGAAGGCGTCGTTCGACGTAATCGTGAAATTCGGATACGTGCCCGTCACCGCAGTCGTGCCAGCGCCGGTCAAGGAGACCACCTGATCGGGCGCGGAGTTCGTCAGGGAGCCCGCCGAGAGCAAAAGCCCGGTGCCGACAGTGATTTCCTCCGCCGCGCCGCTGCTTGCCGTTGTGCGGCCCAGCAGACGGGCAGTGGCCATGGTCAGGCCGCTAGTCGTGTACGCGCCCGGCGCAACGTAGTCGGTGCCTGCAGACGCCGCAGACAGCGCCGTGCCGTTGCCCTTGACTAGGCCGGTCACGGTCGTCGTCAGCGTGATAGCCGGAGTGGTGGTGCTGTTGGCGACAGACCCCGACAAGCCGTTGGCCGTCACCACCGAGACACTGGTCACGGTGCCCACCGTGCTGTCGTTCGACGTGATGGTGAAGTTGGGGTAGGTGCCCGTGACAACGGTCGTGCCCGCGCCAGTCAGGCTGACGATCTGATCTGGGGCGGTATTCACGACCGTGATGCTGCCAGACGTGGTGATGGGGCCGCCCGAGACGCTGATGCCCGTGCCCGCCGTGAGATTGACGCTGGTCACCGTGCCGGTGCCAGTCAGTGCAAGCCACTCAATGTCGGTCGCACCGGCGTTGAGTGCCAGCACCTTGTTCGCATTGCCTGTGTAGTTTGGCAGTAGATTGACGCGCGCCGCCGGGACAGTTGTCGCGTTCGTGCCGCCACTGGCGATGGCCAGCGTGCCAGACAGGGCGTAGGCGCTGCCCGCGAGGCCGAAAGACAGCCCCGTCGTGCCGCCCGTCAGGCTGCGGAATATCGGAGCCGCAGTGCCCTGCGAGAAGAACACCTGCTCAGCCGTGCCGGTGTTCGACAAGTCAAGGTTTGAGCCGTCGCTGTAGAGGATGGCACCGGCAACAGGGCTTAGGCTGCTGCCGGTGCCGCCACGAGACATGGGGAGCACGCCAGAGGTCTCGGTGGCATCTGATAGGTCTACCGCCGGGTGGACGTGATCCTCGCGGGCGGCGACCGTGGCTGTGCCGGCGCTCGGCACGCCGCCGGACTGCGGTGTCGCAGTGGAAAGGGTCAGCGATATGGTGCGATCGGCCGCCAGCGTGCCGCCGCCCGTCAGGCCCGCGCCCGCCGAGATGCTGCGCGAGGTGGGGACGTAGCCGCCAAGGTTGATCGGCGTGGTGCTGGCGACAGTGACGCGCCCCTTGGCGTCAACCGTTAGAACCGGGATATTCGCAGGATCGCCGTAGGCACCCGCGACGACACCGCTGTCAGCAAGCTGGCTGAAGCCAACACCCCCAGCAGCAATAGATATGACGCGGTTAGCAGACAGATCGCCGCCACCAGTGAGGCCGCTTCCGCCAGTGATCGTCCGGCTCGACGGTACCGCTCCCACAGCCGCGATGTTGCTGAACTGAACCTTGTAGGTGACGCCGTCGATGACATAGGGCAAAAATCCTGCCGTGCTCAGCCCCTGATACTCAGGAAGCTGCGTGATCCTCGTCGGGACGAGGTTGCTCGGTACGGTCGTCTGGACGGTCATTGCGGCTCCGTATCGAGATAACCGTCGCCGTCCTCGCTGATAAGGAACCCATTGTCGTTTTCCAACGGCAGACCCGCCGGGTTGGAATACAGCGGCGTGTCAGGGCGCGCGTAGCGCAAGGCGATCACCTCGGGTTGACGCGCGGGCAGACGATACGGATCGTAGTCGTCCATGTCGTCTTTGCAGACACGCAATCCGGGGTAGTTGGGGTCGCTATACAGATCGTCTAGGCTGAACTTGCGGCTGCAGCGGCCGCAAATGCCGATGCCCAGCGTGGAGCGCCCGCGAGTGTCGAGGTAAATCGGCACGCGCTTACCTCGTGTACTGACTAATGTTCGGGGCCATCATCATCGGGCTGTTGTCGCGCTCCTCGGCCTGAGCGGTGTACAGCGCAGTGTTGGCCTTCTGGTCGAGCAGAGGGATCATGCTCGGATCGACTTCCGCGATCTCCAGCGCGAGCTTCGCCGCCAGCATGGAGACGATTGCCTCGTACCAACGCTGCGGCACCTCAAGCTCTTGGGTCATCGTCCCCACGTCCATGATGTACCGCTGCACCCAAATGACGAGTTGGCACGTAGTCGCGCCGCTGTTGGGCACGGGCCACAGGTGCATGATTGGGTTGGGGATTTTCCGGTCATACCAGAATTGAAGTGATCGATTGCTCTGGAAGCTCTTGTTCGGCAGGTTCGTGTAGTCGTCCCGGTTCATGCGCGCCAACGGGATCTCGGTGGGCGTGTTGCCGAGGAAGATTTGACTGAATACGAGAGTGCCGCTGGTTGCCCGCACGCGGAAATACGGCGCGGCCACACTGCTTTCGAGATCGTACCAAGTCCACTCCCCAGCTACTGCGACAGGTGTCTCGGTCTGGATCGTCACCCACACGATGCCGTCATCCGAGCGCTCAAAGGCGACAGGCACCGAGGCCGCTCCCCAGCGGATGCCGACAGTGCTGACGAAGGTGAAGCCGTTGAATTGATACGTGCGCGTCGTGGACGTGGTCGTCTTGGTGCCGTCCACCTGCTGGAGCTGCCGGAAGTTGCTGTTCAGGATGTCCACGACCTTGGTGTCGAGGGTGACATCGCCGAAGCCGTCGTACAGCGGCAGGATTTGCTTCTCGATGCACCACAGCGGCGCGCCCATGTTGGCGAGATCCGACAGCAGCAGATAGAGCTGGTCGTTGGCAATATCGACATACTCAGCCGTGATCGTCTCCGCGCGCACTTTGCAGCGCCGGAAGGCGTTCTCCATGACCTTGCGTGTGTTGAACACGGTCTGCGATATTGTATTGCTGTATGCCATCAAGCCTGCTCGCTGGTCGTGATCAGCAGCCTACTAGCGCGAGCAGGCATCTCTGGCGGGGTGACTATACAAGAAGTGGCGTCCGGCAACAAGCCAGACGCCCCTACTTCAGCACTTGCCCTTCGGCATGACGGCGAGGCCGCCCTTCTTGCGGCGCATCATCTCGCGCATCTCAGCGCCTTCCTGCACCGACATGCGGTTGCCGCTGGCCACGCTGGCACCCACTGGCGGCAGCATCGGCTCACGGCGCGTGGCCGGAACGCGCTTCTTCATCTCACGCATCATACGCATCTCGCGCTCGGTCATGGCACCCATGCCCTTCTCGCGGCGCATCATCTCGCGCATCTCGCGGGCTTCCATTTCGGCCATGCGGTTGCCGCTGGCTGCGCTCTCGGCGGGGGATGGCATCCTCACGTCACCGCCGCCGCCCTTTTTCATCGGCATCTTGCCGGCTTCGCTCATGGCAATCGCCATCGCCTGCTTCGGGCTCTTGACCTTCGGGCCTTCCTTCGAGCCGCTGTGCAGCTCGCCCTTCTTGAACTCGCCCATGACCTTGGCGATCTTGGCACCAGCCTTGGCGCTGCCGCCCTTGGCGTAGCCGTCAACCATGCCGCCGCCCATGTACTTCATCTTGGTGCTGTCTTTGAAGCCGTCCATTGCCCTATCCCTTCACACGAAAACTGGCGGTCTTTTCCGCAACCTTCTTCGGCTGCTTGGCGAACTGTTTGCCAGCGGCAGTCGCCTTTCGTTTTGCGCGGGTGGTCGCGGCGTATTCCTTGACCGACAGCGACTTGATTGCCTTCGCCGGCAGATACCGCTCGCCAGTCGCATCCGGGCCCTGCGTAGACGGCTTGCCGGACTTGGTGCGCCAGTCCTGCTTCGTCCACGCCTTGAGGCTCTGCTGCGACTTTTTAATCACGATAGCCGCCGCCCTTGGCCTTGTACTGCTGCGCCAGCATCTGCGCCTTGCGGGCCGACCACTGGCCCGGCGCGCCGCCCTTGCCACCCGATTTGATCGACGAGAACAGCGACTTTCGCATGCCCGGCTTGGTGTAGTTGCCCGCCTCGTTGACGCGCGACTTGCCGCCCTCGGCGTAGCCCTCGACCATGCCGCCTTCCGCCTTGCAGTCCCACTTACGCAGCGCCAGCGCCTTGCGCGTCGGCTTGCCGTTGTCGTCCTTCATCGGGCCTTCCATGCCGCCCATCCGGGCGCAGAAGCTCTTGCGCCGCGCGGCCGACTTGGGTGACTTGGCGGCCTGTTTGGCGCTCACGGGCGGCTTGATGTCCTGCCCCTGCGCCTTCAACGAGGCGCGGCCCTTGGCGTTGAGGCCGCCCTCGGGGTTCTTGCCCTCTTTTCGCGTCCACGCGCCGCCCCCAGAGGCATATTCGTCGCGTTTTACGGCGAAATCGTCGCTACTGACGTGTCCGCCCTTCTTGAAAGGCAGTCGAACACCCGCGCTGATGCCGCGCTGCGCCGGATTGTAGCCGACATCGGCCGAAAAGCCGGGAGATTGGTAGCCGACGCCCATATTCGTCACCTGCGGCCGCATCGCGGGCATGTTCGGCTGCGCGCCCATGCGTCCGACGCCCAGATTGGCGCTAAAACCACCGCCCAGAGGCGCATTTACGTTCATTTGCTGCATCTGCGGCGTGGCCTGCACGTTCACGCGCTGTGACAAGCGCTGC